CTACGGTTTCCGGGACTCGGAATACTTCTTCCTGAAAATCAAGGCCGCCTTCCCCGGAAAAGCGCGATGAACCATTTTTTTCGGCGTCACCGCCACGTTATCCAGGGCGCCCGCATTCACTTCGGATTGCGTACCGAGCCGCAGCGCGCCGGCCGCCAGCTCAGTCGCCACCTCGGCGGCTGTAATGATTTTGTTCGCGCCCCACTTCAGCGCGCCGGTAGCATCCATCCATAGGCGCTGGGCTGTCTTGGCGCCCCAGTGGAACGTCATCGCCGGGGCGTAATCATCAGTCACGGCGGCCGCAGATGCAGCCTGCGCCTCGCGGATTTCCAGAGCCGAATTCTCGTATGCCGCGCCCACTGTCGGACTAACCAGCACCGGGCGCTGATCACTGATCGTGCCAACCTTGAGCGACAGAATTCTGATCGCCAAGAGAAGCTGCGCGACGTTCGCCTCACTTGGCGCCTGCCCGGCAGCCTCGATAACAGCCAGCAGTTCTTTCGTTACCGCATTCCCCCAGGCGGCCGGGATCAGCGAGCCAGGGGTTCCATTTACCGGGTCTTCGTCGACGAACTGGTTATTGACCAGGCCAACGCCCGGCACGCTCTTCGGGTAATCCATTAGGGCGCCTCTTCATACAGGATGGTTTCAAGGGTGTGCGCCGGGGCGGCGCGTCTGATCAGGCATTCGAGCGCGGTGGCAGGGTTGGCGCCGAAGCGCTCACCCCAGTAGCTGACGCCAAAACGGCGGCCACCAGAAAGGCGCTCGCCGGCGTACAGCGTCCACATGTGCTGTGCGGCCCAGGTGCCGAAGTGCGAACGGCCGAAGCGCGCACGGCCGAAGCGCGGCGCGCGCCGCTCGATCACTCGGGCGTTGGCATAGCCCTGGCTGACTGCGATCTGCACGTACCGCGCCGAGGTCTGGCCGCCGAGTTCGGCGAATCGCTGGCGGATGGCGCGCTTGCGGTCCTCCAGCGCAGGGGACGGACCCAAGCACTGATCGGGCAGGTTCATCACCCGCTCCCAATCGGGCACCAGCTCATGCACGGTAAGCGGGTCGGCTTCGTTCACCAGGTCGTCAGCGCGCGTATGGGCGGATGCCAGGCCGGCGGCGAAGCCCGCAAGCAGCGCCTCGGGGAAGGCATCCACTTCCGGCTCCCATGCCGGCCCCGGAGGTAGCAATGCCGTCAGTTGCTGCCGGTAGTCGTCACTGCTCATAGCCATGTGATCGCCCCCATGACGGCGAACTCGCCGGTACCGAGAACCACGTCGGCGGCGGGTGCGCTCAACACATGGTCGGTTTCGCCGGCCACCTGGCTGATCGCTTCCTTGATGTGGCTCAGCAGCAGCGTGCCGCCCGGCTCGGACTCACGCCGCAGCAGATCAGCCAGGCTGCTGAGCACGCCCGCGCGGACCGCGGCCGTATCCGGAACGACGCGCAGGGTAAAGTCGACCGGCACCGCCACCGGCGCCACAACGTAGACTTCGGCCGTAACCGGGCGGACCTGCTCGATGTACGCGGCCACTGCCTCAAGCACCGCGGCGGTCGGTATCGGATCATCCAGGCGATCGCACACCAGCCGAACGGTGACCGTGCCCGGCCCCAGCTCGTGGCGGTAAACCCACGCCCGCGTCACGCTGGCATGGGCGGCGAGCGCCCAGCTTTCGTAGTCGGCGCGACTCCCACCGCGCGGCGGTTGACGCAGACGCATCAGCACCCGGGCGCGCAGCGACTCGACCTCTTCCTGATCGGCACCGCCACTGAGCCCCGCAGCCGTCACCGCTGCCTGTGATTGAACACCGGCAATGGGCGAGATGAGCGTCAGCACATTCCCCGCTGCAAGGTTGCCCGCCGCACCCGCCTCCGCCGCCGTGACCGCCACCGCCTGGGTGGCGGCGGTGAGCGTTACCGCATCGACGGGCCGGTAGATGACGCCGGCAGCGGTCTGCCACTGGGCATCGACGTCGATCTGGCTGCCGACCACACCGGTTACGGTGACCTCGCCGGTCGCGGCGCTGGCCGGCGCGTACCACAAGCCAAGCAGTCGCGCCCAGCGCTCGACGCCACCTTGCGCCGCCAGGTCAGGCAGGTACTGTTCTGCCTGCCATTCCAGGTAGGCATAGAGCCCATTGAGCCCTTCGGCCTGCACCCGGGCGAACACCTCGGCATCGTCGCGGCGCACATCGGAGAGGTCGAGCCGGCTCAGCAGGTCGGTGCGCTGTCGCGCGACCAGCGTCGCCATGGTTGGGCGAGAGAAACTGGTTTCAGCCACGGATTGCACTCCAGATGTCAGCGAAACGGATGTCCAGGCGTTGCCCGTCCGGCTGGTCGATCAGCACGCGCATGCCCAATGTGTCATTGCCGATGCGTTCTGCCTCTACGGTGACGCGGACGGCCAGGCTATCTTCGGTGAGCCAGGCAAGCGCCTCGCGCGCCAGATCTCGCGCCTTGGCAACGGTCGCGGCGGTGAGGGTTTCACGGCTCAGCAGCCAGAGGCGCGAGCCGAACCGATCCCCGGTGACTGGCGAATAGCTGTCGCCCCACCAGCCCATGCGCGGGCTTTCCGGGGTAGGCAGCTCATCGCCGGGGCGCGCCCGAGCCCAAGAAAACAGGCTGTTGATGACGGCCTTGGCCAGGCGCGTGTCCTGCAGCTTGCGGCCGGCGCCATCAAGGATCAGCGGGAAGTCGAAGCTCATAGCACGGCCCCCGTAGTGCCACCGCTGTCACCGGCGTGGCGGTGCGATTCGTCGATGCGCTTGCCGTTCGCGGTCACGGTGCCGGTGAAGGTGGTATTGCCCGTGACCGCCAGATCGCCGGTCAGCGCGAGCCGGTCGGTCTGGATAGCCACCTCGGTGGCGGCGGTCATCTCGACGCGCCCGCCGTTACGCAGCACCACACAGGTGCCCTCGTGGTTGAACAGGGCTACCTCGCCCGGGGCCAGGTCGACGGGGCGATAGCGCCGGTCCGTCTGCACCAAGGCAATGCCGTGGGTGCGGCTGCCATCAATGAAGGCCACCGCCGCCTCTGCACCTGGCAGCGCGTGCCCGGTGAGCCCGTACGGCTCGAACAGCTCAACGCCATCCTTCACCTCGCCGGCCAGCAGCTGCAGCTGCAGGGACTGCAGCCGGTTCTGCTGCACGCCGGCCAGTACCGCGCGCGCGAGCAGGTTGCCGAGGCCACGCTGCATCTTTTCGCTGAGTCGTCGCATGCTGCTCATCAGTTGAACTCCACCAGGGTTTCACCGGGCTGCAGGGAGAAGCCCCCGCTGCCCTTCTTCTTTTTGCCCTTGGGCTTGGGTACCTCGGGCAGCAGCTCGAACGCTGCCACCGGCGCCACGGTCAGCGTGGCGATCGTTCCGGACTCGCTCTGGCTGTACTCGACTTCGGCGATGAGCATCTCCAGATCGAAACCGATCACCCCGTCGCGCACCTGTACCCGCTGATTCGGCAGCCACAGCGCGCCGTCGGCCTGGCGCCAGCCCTGGACGGTGTAGGTCGTCTGGTAACTCTTGCCGGCGCGGTAGGCCGCCTCCCAGCGCACGCGATCACGGCAGGCAGCGATATCGCCCTGCCCTTCTGCGCGCAGCTCGATGACGCGCCGGCGGGTGATGCTGGCATCGGTGACGCTGGCGGCCGACTGCGCGACCGCTGCGCCGAAGTCATGGTCATTCCCGGCGCGCTGCCCTTTGCAGATGTACTCGGAGAAGCGTTCCTTGAAGTCCAGCGAGGCCGAGCCGGTGAGGATGTTCACCCCGGTTTCCAGTGCGGTACCGGCGCGAAGCCGGCCTGCGCGGGTGAGGAGCTGCCGCCCCTCGCCATCATCCGTGGCGAGCAGGGCCTTCTGGGTGATCAGCCGGTCAATGCTCTCGAACACCGTTTCGCCCGGCTCGAGCTGATGCTCGGCGATATTGCCCGGCTCGACCTCGGCCAGCACCGTGACGCCGTAGGGCGCCGCCAGCTCCTGCGCGATGCGCAGTACGTTCGCGCTGCGCCACTGGCCGGAGCGGTGCTGCGCGGCGCAGTCCACCAGGTCGGCGGTCTTGCTGCGGCCGTTGACTGATACCGTCACCTGCCCCGCCTCGTAGCTGATCGGCGTGGCGTCGATATAGCCGGTCAGCATCTTGTCCGCCCCGAACCAGACTTCGCACAGGTCGCCGGGGCGAACCCGGCGAATCACTTCGTTACCTGGCCAGCGGTCGGTCACGGTGAGCGAAAAGTCGCGACACTGGCGCTCGATGCCGGCCGAGAGCCGTACCTCCTTCCAGCCCGCATGCTCGTGGCCGTTGACCACCAGCCGCACGCGTTCGGTTGCCTTCATGCGTTGAGTACCTTAAGCGTGGTCGGCGGCACAAAGCCGGGGTGCGCCAAGCCGTTGCGGCGAGTAATCTCCTCGCCCCGGCTGGCATCGTCGTAGAGGTCATAGGCCAGCACCGCCGCCGGCGTGACCTGCCGCGGCGTGAGTTCAACCAGGCGCGAGGCGGTACCGGCCTCGGCGAGCACATAGCGGCTGACGGCGCCGCGCAGCTCTGCCAGCGCCTCGACCGTGGGCTGGGGTTGGCCGGGCCGCCCGATCTCGGTGTCGATCACGCTGACCAGCTGGCCCTTCCAGCCCTGCAGGTCGTCGTAAACCGGCTCCTCGACCGCAGCCAGCTCGACCGCCGCCTTGGCGATCGCCGCCTGGGTGAACAGGTCCTGTACGGCCGCCATGTTGCCCCGCGCCTGAGTGAGCGCAGCGGAGGAAGCACGCGCCGCCGGCAGGCGTGGCTGGGCGCTGTATGCCTGCGCCAGACTCAGCGCCGCCGTCGGGCCCGTGGCGCGGCGATACGACCGCGCGGATGACCCGCCGCCAAAGCTCGAGACGAAGGCCAGCATGCCGGTCGCCAATGCTCCCGGCGCGCCCAGCAAGGAAGGCCAGGTGCCGTTGAGGATCTTGCCGACCGCCGTTTGCGCGTAACCGACCACGCCGGCTACTTCATCCAACACGGCACGGTCGACCCAGCCCGGCAGCGGCATGCCGCCGAGCAGGCCGGCGTAGTCGCCCGAGACGAAATCGCCATAGAGCTGTTGCGCCGTGGTGAAGCCTTCCTGCACCGCCGACAGGCTGCCGGTCGATACCCAGTCCGGCCAACCATCGATGCCGAACTTATCGGTGAAGCGACTGAAGGCGGACTGCAGCAGGGACTCGCGGAAGGTGGCGATCTCCAGCTGCGGCACCGACCCGCCCGCTGGATACTGGTTCTCGCCGGCCTCGGTGAACGTCATCGAGACCCGAGCCAGACCGCCTTCCTCGAAGGTGTGCCGCACCCGACAGCCCGACGCAACGACCTGCAGCCGCCCATAGAACGGGTGCACCAGCTCACCGGGGCCTTCGGCACGCAGCGCCTTGAGCAGCTCGTCGAGCTGGGTCAGGTAGTCGGGACCGATGACGATGGCCTCGAGGCTGATCTCCTCGACGCTGCGCCCCATGTCCTCGACGTAGGGCACGTCGCGCTTGGGGTACTCGTGCACCACGTTGCGCCGCCCGATGCCACCCAGGTCATCGGACTGGTACTCAAACGCCACACCCCGGAACGAGGCGGGCTGCAATCGATCACGCCAGGCCATGGCTTTTCTCCGGGCAATAAAAAACCCCGCCGGAGCGGGGTTTCGGTTAACGGTGGGATCAGCGGCAGTAGGCCTTGCCCAGCTCGTGGAACTTGTTTTCGTTTACGACCTTAACGATGTCGACGATCTTGATCATCGCAGGCGCTGCACCGTGGTCCGGAGCGACCATGCACAGATACTCGGCAAAACCGCGACGGTTCGAACCATCGTCGATCACACCAACGTAGAGATTGTCATCCGTCATCCAGGTCGCGTCCTTGACCTTTGGCTCCTCGTCGCTCTTGAGGTACTCAACGAAGTCGAGCTGTGCCTGGGTGGGAGCAGCCAAAGCGCCGAGGCTCATCGCCGCCAGTCCGAGCAGTAGTAGATAACGCATCGCAACCTCCTTGATTTGATAGTCCTGCCGCGATTGTCCACTGCAAACAGGCAAAGTCAACGAACGCTACGGCATCGCCAACGACCGGTACCCCACGTCCGCCTCCATGGCGAGCCCTGGCTGATTGGTTTTCGCTGCCTGCACCTGCATACCTGCCGGGGCGTTTTCGAACTTGACCACCATCTGCCCATCCAGGCTCTGGCGATTCCCGGAAACCAACGCACGCTGGCGAGCGATGGCGTCGGTCACCGCGCCTGGCGGAGCAACCCCACCGCCTCCGGCTCCTGATGCTGCCGTGGGCGCCACTTCTTCGTCACCGCCGAACCAGCCGCCGACCTTGCTCACTGCGCCGGTAATGGGTTCGATGAACTTCTTCACCCGGTCCCAAAGACCAGAGAACCAGCCAACGAGCGGCTCCCAGTTCTTGATCACCAGGCCGAGCGGGCTAAAGCTGAAGAATGCGTCCTTCAGCCAATCCCAAGTCGCCGAGGCCACATCCTTGATGCCCTGCCACATCGCAGCGAACCACGGGCCGACCGTTTCCCAGTTGGCATAGATGAGCGCGGCAGCAGTACCGATGCCGGCGAGGAGCCAGCCAACCGGCCCCATGGCGAGCAGCACCCCCTTGAACCCGGTGGCGACTGCCATCAGTGCAGGGCCGGCGGTGACACCCAGCGAGAACAGACCCATCGTCAATCCGACAACAGAAGACAGCACCTGCAGACCAATGATCGACGCGATGATGATGGCGATTCCCTTGAGCCCGCCGAGTGCCTTGGTCACATCGATCACGCCAGTGGTAAAGCCCTTTACGCTATCCCAGACGCCCTGCCAGTCGATGGCCATCACCCAGCCCTTCAGCTCGCGGAACACGCTGACGAGGTTGTCGGATACCGCCTGCGCAAACTTCTTCAGCGATCCATCGGCCTCCATCGCTTGAAGCGAATCGAGCACGCCTTTCAGTTCACCCTTGAGCACATCGAAGATTCCGGCATCCCCGATCATCTTGAAGACGCGGGTGAATGTGTCCTGCAGGTTGGACCACATGCCGTCCCAGGTGGTCGACAGCTTGTCCATCGCACCGCCGTAGTTGCCGTTCCAGATACCTTGGATTACCGCCTGAATCTGCTCGCGCGAGTTGGCCTTGGCGGTGGCCACCATGGCTTTGCCGTTCTGCTGCCAGCGATAGACAATCTTGTCCCCGGCTTTCTCAGTCGTAATACCGAATTCCTTGAGGCGCTCGTTCTCGCCAGTCATCGCATCGGCCAGCGCCTCCACCGCCTGTTCCAGTGGCTTGCCCATCGCGGCAGCAGCGTCACCCGCCGACTTCAGTGCACCGGATTGCGGGTCGATGCCATACGCCTTCAGCTTGACGAAGGCATCGGTGACCCCGGCCAGCTCATAGGGCGTTTGGGCGGCGAACTGGCTGATCCAGTCCATCGACGCTTTGGCTTTGTCCGAACTCCCCTCGATGGTCGAGAGGATCGTTTCGAAGCGCTCGAACTGGGCCGACGTGCTGACGACCTTGGTGCCGAGCGCACCAATGCTGCCCAGCCCCGCCGCACCGAATACGGCGCCGAGCGGCGCCACCAGTCCGGTGATGGTCGCCTGCAGCCCGGAGGTGGCTCGGCCGATGTCCTGAAACGCCCGCTTGAACGGGCGCATTTGCCGCTCCATCTTTTTCAGCGGCCGGGTGACCCGGTCGATGACGTCGAGTACGGCAGTGAAACTTGCCTTAGCCATTGGCGGCCTCGTTTTCAAGCTGGGCCAGGCGCAGGGCCTGCCGCTCCCAGAGCTCGCGCTCCGAGTGCGGCAAGTCCAGCACCACTTGAGGGGACACGCCGAAGTAACGGGCGATCTCGAAACAGCAGTCGATCAGTCCTCCTGATCCGCTGCCTGTTCCTCCACGTCCTCCGGCATCAAAAAAGGGAGCAGCCACAAGAACACCTTCTTGCGGTCGCTCGGTGCGAGCGCCTCGGCGGAACTACGGGGAATCTTTGCCAACTTGACGATGTAGTTGACGGTGATTTCCGGCAGCTCACGAATGCTCCCGCCACCGCCGCCGCCCATGACGAATGGCTCGCCTAGCTTGATGACATGCTGCCCGGTCGGCTCGGTCAGGTGAATTTGCTCGACAGTCTGGCCGTGCGCTTCGATGGGCTTTTTAAGCGTGATGGTCAGATCCATTTGCCTTCCTTCCCTTCGAAGCGCAGCGAGGTGTTGCCTTCGGCGCCGTTGATGGCGAGTTCACCGGCCAGCCAGGCTTCGGACAGCACACCGGTCATGCCGTTGGCCAGCTCGGCGGTGATCACCAGGCCGTCGCCGTCGCGGATTTTGGCCAGCGGGAAGCCCTTGGGCACGAAGCATTCCAGTTCGATGAAGGGCACCCGCGGGGTTTCCTTGTAACCGGCAACGCCGGAGAGGCCGGCGAGCCCCTCCTTTTCCGAGCTGTTCAACGACAGGCTCAGCGAGCCACCAAGCTCCAGCTGGTCGCCGTCGACGCTGACAAAGCAGGTGCCTGCAATGCGGTTTTTCATGGATGGCTCCTATCAGTAATTCAGGCGGAACTGGTTGAGCACCGCGAAGATGCGCAGCTGGTTCACGAGATCCGGCGGATACAGCACGTTCACCCGGTTGGGGTTGGTTTCGTCGATCTCGACGATGAGGTTTTCAGCGAACAGGTCCGAACGCTCGACGATGCCGGCCCGCTCCATCGCGGCGTAATCCGCCACCAGGCGCGCCTTGATCATGCTCGGGGTGGCCACGCCTTCCGGAACGCGGATGCCGTCGCTGCGCAGCGCATGCCGGCCGAACTGGGTGGTCACGCCGGTGCGCAGGTAGCGCATGACGTAGGCCAGTTGGTGCAGGTTTTCGCTGTCCAGATAGCTGGTGTCGTTCGAGCCCCAGGGGTTCTTCTGGTAGGTGGTAATGGAGCGCTCGATGCGCACCACGCCGTCCTTGCCGCTGTAGTGAGTGGCGATACCGCTGGAAAGCAGCGTCTGCCGCTCGGTCAGGGTGAGGCGCTCATGCGAAGCCGGCGCCAGCACGCCACTGATCTCGCCGGTCTGGGTGGGCCGGGCTACATGTGCGGACAGCAGCGAGGCCTCCCGGGCAACCCGGGCAGCGATGTACTCGTGGTCGCACGCACCTACTCGCGGCTCGACGCCGAACAGGGTGCAGTGCTGGTCGTTCCGGGTGGCGCCGTAGGCCTGCAGCTCAGCCAGCGTGCCACGGCGGGCACTGTAGACATGACCGTAAACCTGCCGCGCCCAGCTCCAACGCCCGGCGGTGTCATCCATCTCCGCGCGCAGCGCGTCGAGGCTGACAGCATCGCTGAAGGCGCAACCGATGAAGTCGTATTCCTCATCGCCCAGGTTGGCGATCACGCCGGACAGATCAGGCGCACCCGCGCCGGCCGTCGCGACTGTTACCGGCCCGGCACTGATACCGGCCGGGAACGACTCGCCCCCCGCAAGGCCGCGGCGATTGAGCGCCAACGGCACGCCGTTGCCCGCTTCACCTTTGAAGCGCGAGGTGAGCGTCAGCGTGCCATCCAGCGCGGTTGCAGTGACCGGCAGCGACGGCGCTGCATTCACGGCGGCAGCGAATGCAGCCGCGACGTCAGCGGCGGTATCAGCAGCACGGATTGTGATCGCCACGCGCGCCGCGCCAACGTACAGCGCCGCAACGGTGCTGGCAGTCGCGGCTCCGGTGAAGGTGATGGTGCGCACCGCCGCAACACCGGCTGCCGGCTCAGCTACGGGAGCCACCCACAACTCGGTGAACAGGTTGCCCGCACGAAACGCCTCGACCATGGCGGCGGCCATGGAGCCGCTACCGAACAGGCTGCGCGCCTGCTCGGCGCTGGGGCAGATGACCGGCACATTGGCCTCGGCAGTCGCATCGGCGGCCATCAGGCCGATCAGCAGCACCCGCATGGTCTGGCTGAAGCTGTTGGCCTTGCTGCTGTCCAGTTCGATGTAGAAGAACGGCACCCGCAGCCCCGCAGGGATTTGGCTGAAACTCATCGACGACATTACTTTTTCTCCTTCGAGGGCTTGGCTTCAGTCACGTCGCCATCAGCGATACGGCGTAACCAGTACTGGGTCGGCTCAACCTTGGCGCCGTTTTCGGGCAAAGGCTGGCCGGTAGCCGGGTCGATAACGACGCGGCCACGGGCGGGTTTGAGGTGCATGGGTTACTCCAGGGTGATGTCAGCGCCGGCTTCGATGCGGCCGTCTGGCCCGCGTGATGCCAGGTTGGGGTCGTACATGGGGTCGATCACATCGGTGCGGACATCGATGCCGGCAAGCCGTGGCATCTGCTCGACCATGCCGGGCTGCGCGGTGTCCTCGATGCCGATTTCCGCCTCGGCCGAGAACTCGAACTGGTAGTAGAGCCGGGCGGCATCCATGTCGACGCCCTGCCCGCCTTCGTATACCAGCCCGTCGTATTCCGGGCCCGGCGGCCATAGCAACAACGCGCGCCATAGCTCGGCACGGATGTCGTGAATCTCCGTCACCGCCGCCTGGCCCCGCCGGTCGCCGCTGTTATCCAGCACCACGACGATGGCGACGCGGTCGGTAATGGTCTGCCGGTAGCGGTTCTGGCTTTGCTGCTGGCCAGCCTGGTCGGCATTCGGGATGACGAACGCCGCCGGCAGAGCGACTTTCGAGTTCGGCGGCAGGCCAGCAAACTCGGCAGCACCCGCCACCCGCCCGGCGAAGCTCGGGCACGCTACGCGCAGCCGCGTTATCACATTGTCGAGGTTCATTTCGCCGCCTCAGGCTTGATGCCTTTTTCCATCGCCTTCCTCAGCTCCCGCGAGAACCGCGCCAGGTGCTTGCGGCCGGCAACGCTGGTAGCGCTGAGGCGCCGCTCGATCTGGTCCCGGCCAGAGATGAGAAACTCGGGGTAGAACTCGCCCTTTTTGTACGAACCGCGGCTGGGCCCGATCCAGGCCTTCAGCCCGTCGCGCTTACTGACGCGCGCAAGGATGCTCTGCGCCAAATGACCCGTACGGCGCGCCGGCAGCGCACCAGGCGCCGAGGCCCGGTACTGGCCGCCACCCGGGCGGTACCACAGCCGGCCGGCACCGGTACTGCCTTCCAGCAGCGCGGTGGAGTCCCGCTGAATGTTGCCCGCCGTTTCGCGGACCAGCTTGCGGATGTACCGCGTGTCCAGCTTCCAGCCGAGATAGCCCTTGGTCGCAACGCGAACCAGAGGCGAGCGGTAAACTGTCATCGTTGCAACTCCTCGCAATCAAGCACCGTCCAGCGCCCACGCTCCTCCCAATCGCTTACGCGACGGATACGGAAGACGCGACTGCCGTAGGTGACCTCATGGTCAGCTGTGAGCATGGGGCGATGCCTGATGACGATGCGGTGCGTGATCTGGCTGCCAACCTGCTGCGACCCGATCCACGTCGCGCCGGAGACTGGCAGCAGCGCCGCCCATACGGTTACCGGCGCCAGGTGTTGCGCATCGAGGCCGGTGAAGGCGTCGGGCACGTCCTGTCGACGAGTGATGACTACGCGCTGGCGGAGCAGACCCGCCCGGAAACCAGCCTGTGCCATATCAGAACCTCGGCGGAACGGTTACTTCAGCCAGCAAGGAATCCATGTAGCTGGTCGGAAGTTCTGCAACGTTGGTCCCGACAATCAGGGTTTCCCGATTCTCAAAGGCCGTCGCCGCATGCATCAGCATCCAGCTTTTCACACCCGGGTAAGCATCCAGATCGAGACCGGCGCTGTAGCGGATCACCAAGCGCCCGGGAGGCCGCCCGGCAGGAAAGATGAGGAAGCTTTCGCGGGCGCTGTGCTGTAGCACATGCGGCACCTGCAGGGCGGTCAGTGAGCCGTCGCTTTCGCGCACGCTCACCGACTGCACTTCCTTGACCTGCCCCACGTCGAGGGCGTGACCGGAGCCATAGGCCGGCGGCCACTCCTCTTCATAGGTGGCTTCACGAATCGCCGCACCGGTCCGCGCCTCGCACTGGGCCGTTACGCCGGGGATGATGATCAGCTCGATCAGCTCCGGCTGCAGGTCTTCGACTTCGACCCGGCATTGCCGGGCCACGTCTTCGAGCGTCAGAACCGGCTGACCGGTGTAGGCGATTCGCTTGGCCATGGTTTAGGGCTTCTTGTCTTCGTCGACGGTGTCGTTATCGCCGGTTTTGTTCTCGGCAGTGTTGTCACCAGTGTTTGTAGCTCCGGTGGCGCCGCCCTTGGGTGCGGCAGGCTGCGTGGCCGTGGCGCCCTTACCCTTGGCGTAAGCTTCCGCCACGCCCGCTTCGATCAGTTGATCGGCCTTTTCCTTGGCGAACCCGGCTACTTCGTTCGGGCCGTAGCCCTGCCAGGGTTTCTTGAACTTGATGATGGTCGGCTTGCTCATGTTGGAGTCTCGCTTGGTTCAAGGGACGCCCCGCCGGATGGCGGGGCAGTCAGTTACATGCCGGCACCCCAGGTGACGCCGGTACCGATGGCGATCGACTCGACATGGCGCGGGCCGAAGTCGTGCTTGCTGATCACGCGGATCAGTGTCTGATCGCGCTGGAAGGCGCTGACCACGTTGCCTTCGCCGTCCTTGTAGGAGGCCTCGGTGCTGATGGCGATGGCCAGCTGCTCGACCTCGCCGATGTAGCAGTCGGCGAAATTGACGAAGTAGATTTCGGACTCGTTGCCGCCCACGCCCAGGTTGGTCGGGATCTGCGTGCTGAGCGCCCACTTGTAGCCCTTGAGCAGACCGGCATCGATTTCCGGATAAGCCTTGTTGCCGTTGCCATCGCGCAGACTCTGCAACCAGCGGATGGTGCGCGGGTGCATCAGCCAGCCGCACGCGGCCAGGTCGACGTTGGCCACCTCCAGGCGCAGCATCAGGCCGCCGAGGAAGGTATCGACGTCAGCCAGGGTGACGCCGGCAGGCTGCGCCACGATGTGGCCCGCCGGCGCCCAGTAGCGCAGGCCCTTCGGCAGCGGATCGACGCCCGAACCGCGAATGAAGTGCAGGTCCTCGGAAAGCCCCATGCTGGTGGCCAGGTCGCTACTGACCAGTGCGTCGACGCGCGGGTTGACGCCGGAGAAGGCCAGCAGGTCGTTGGAGATCGGCACGATGGCCGCCGCCTTCTTGGCCGACAGCTTGAGGTCGGCGAAGGTCATCTCGGTCAGCGGGATATCCTGCTCGGTACCGATGTAGCTGACTGAAGTGTTGCCGTTGATACGCGGCAGGGTCATGTTGCCGTTATTCAGCGGCAGGCTGACCGCCCCCATACGACGAACGACCGACTTCGGACGCAGCGACTCGATGACGCCGGAGCTAAAGTTCTCCGGCACTAGCACACCGCCGGCACCAGCGGTCACGGTGGACAGCGCCATGTGTACATCGGCGCCGAAACCGTTCACCTTGGCCAGCTCAGCGGCCTGCTGCTGGTTGCCCTGGGCCTGAACCAGCAATCGCACCATCTGCGCCATGGCCACATCGGGCTTGGTCGGCTGGTTGAACGGGCCTTCCACACGACTGCCAGGCGGGCTGTTAATGCCCTGCGCGCCTTCATTCACCGGCACGGCGGCCGAGGCGGCAGCACGCTCCGCGCTTTCGGCGCGGCTGATCTTGTCGGACAGGGTGTTGATCTGTGCTTCGAGCTCGCCGAACTTGGCCAGCTGCTCGGCGTTGAGGCTGGTACCGTCAGCCTCGAGTTTGGCCAACGCTTGCAGCTCGGTGTTGAGCTGGGCGCGTTCGCTTCGCAGTTGAAGTACTTTGGACATCGGGTGTCTCCTGGGCATGAAAAAGCCCGCACGGGGCGGGCTCGGGTTAGCTGCCGCGAACGCGGTCAGAATCGGGTTTGCAAGCCGGCTGCGGCTGCGCGCATGCCGATCCGTGACGGGCTGCGCTGGGAGCGCGCCTGCGCGATGGCCTGCGATATTTCATCCACCGCCTGCTGCGGGCTTTGCAGCCGATCGGCAAGGCCCGCCGCGATGCTAGCCTTGCCGCGGTAAAGGCCTGCCTGGGTGTCGATGACCTGCTGCACGGACAGCCCCCGGTAATCGGCCACGGCGTTGACGAACAGCTGATAGCTCTCCTGTACCAGGTCGTTCAGCACCTTCAGCGACTGGTCGCTGATCGGCTCGTGCGGCGTCAGGTCGTTCTTGTGCGAGCCGGCGTACACGGTGGTCACCTTCACGCCGAGCTTTTCGTTCATCTGGCTGCGGTCGTAGTGGCTGGCGATGACGCCAATCGAGCCGACCCCGCTGGTCTGGCTGACCACGATCTCGCTGCAGGCCGCCGCGATGATGTAGCCGCCGCTGTAGCCGCTGAAGTTGATTACCCCGGTGATCGGCTTTTGCTGGGCCATGGCGCGAATATCCGCAGCCAGCTCGAAGGCACCGGTAGCGGCGCCGCCCGGGCTGTCGATGTCCAGCACGATGTGCTCGACCATCGGATCAGCGACCGCTGCGCGAAGCTGCTGGCGAAGCCCTTCATAGCTGGTCATGGTTTCGCAAGGCTGCAGGTGCGCCCCGCGGCTAACCAGAACACCGTGCACGTCGACGACCTGAATGCCGGTGCGGGCGACGGTCTGCCGCCGGCTTTCCTCGGCCAGCGCCAGGCGGTCGTTGTGCCCTTCGTCCTCCATCATCCGGGCGCCGTCACTGGCACCGATGTTGACGATATTCAGGCTCATCGCCTGGTTGGCCCAGCGCACGCCGAGTTCGAGCATGTCCGGGGTAATCAGCAGCGGCTGGTTGAAGAGCAGGCTGGCTGCTCTGAGATAAGCTTTCATTGCGCCAGGATCCTCTCGATTTCAGCGTGCTGCAGTTCGAGCTGCGCGCGGACGTTGGGGTTGTTCAGGTCAGGCATGCCCTTGCCGGCATCGACCATGTTCAGCGGCTGCAGGTACACATCGCCGCCGGCAACCGGTGGCATGTTCTCCAGCCGTCGAATGTCGTTAACGCTCAGCCAGCCCCATTGGCGGCCAATGGCGTACGACTCGTAGCGGCTCTTCTGGTCGCCGCGCAGCAGGCCGGACAGGTTGAATTCGATGAAGTGATCACGCCGATCCTTGGGCAGCAGGAAGTCACGCATCATCGATTGCTCGTGACGCTTGACCCACGGCAGCAAGGCGAACACCACGAACTGGATCAGCAGCTGTTCCAGTGTGTTGTAGTTCGACTTTTCCAGATCGTTGACCATCGGAAGCGGGATCTTGTAGATCCGCGCTACGTCGGTGCCGCTGAGCTTGAGGATGTTGACGATGTCGGCATCGACGTGGCTCATGCTGATCGGCTTGAAGGCCATGCCTTCCTGCAACAGCGCGACCTTCTTGGTGTTGTCCATGCCGCCGTACTTGTCCCCCCACTGATCGAGGATGCGATCGATGCTCGCCTGATCCTTGATCGCCGGCGCCTCACGCGGACGCTCGATAACGCCGGAAACGGCCACGCCGTTGGCAAAGCTCTTGCCGGTGTATTGGCGTACCGCCTGGGCCAGCCCTACCGCCTCTGCGTGCAGCTCGATGGGCGACATGCCGGTGTAGTGGTTCACGCTATGCCAGCGCACATGGTGAACCATGCGCATCGGCAGGCGCTCCGGATGGTTGCCCACCTGGTAGCAGGGCAGCATGTCGCCGCCCTTGTAGGTGATCACCTTGCTGGTATCCAGCGGCCAAAGCGCAGCCACGTTGCCGTCGTCGCGCCGTTCGATCAGCTGGAAGCCGTTGCCGCGCAGGCCGGCGGAAAGCTGGGTGCACTCGCGCAGTTCGTACGGCGTTTGAAAGCCGTTGGGCTGGTAGCGCAGCACGTCGTACAGCGGGTGGTTGATCGCCGCTTCGCGCTGACCCTGCCCCTGCCGCCGGTACAGCTCGAGCGGCAGCTGGCCGATGGATTCGGCCAGCAGCGTGACGCAGTTCTGCAGCACCGGGATGCCCAGCGCCGTTTCCGGCGTGACGACCATCCCGCTGCTGTTCTTGCCGCGGCCAATCAGCCCGCGCCACCAGTCGTTGCTTTCGGTGACGCTGCCGCGCGTGTCGCCGAGAAGGCTGGAAAAGAACATGTCAGCCCCCTTTAGCGTTGAGTTTTGCGGCGGCGCGGTCGGCCAGATACGACCAGCCGAGCAGCCCAGCACCGGCCACCATCAGCGCGGCGGGGATGTTGAGCAGGGCGACGCCCGCCACCAGCAGGCCGAACCCAGCCAGCCCGGCCAGCCAGGAAAGCACCATCAATTTCATATTCCCGTGCCTTCTTCGTAGATTGAGGTGCCGCTGCTCACGCTGCCGGCGCCGCTGATGCCGGTCGCCATGATCGCGGCGACGATGCCATCGATACGGCCGATCGCCTTTTGCTTGTCCACTTTGCGGTTGCCGGCTGGGTCCGACACGGTGATGGCATTACCTGCGTTCCAGGTCAGCACCGGGTTGCCGTCGTGCCGCAGCGTTTCGACTTCCCCCGCCTCGCGCGGTACCAGTTGGTAGTCGCCGGGGTCCAGGTCGAGCACGTCAGGTTCCGCAACGGTACCCAGCAGGCGCCGCTCGAACTCATCCACCGCCGGCCCCATATCCTTGAAGCCTTGGCCGAACGGGGTCAGCTCGGGGAGCGTGATGCCGTGTTCGTTCATCAGCTCGCGCAGGTCTTCGATGCGCCAGCGGTCGTAAGCGATCTGGTGCACCTCGAAGTAGTCGCAGATCGTCTGCAGCCGGCGCAGCACATGCAGCTTGCTGATGGCCTTGCCCGGCGTGGTTTCGAGATGGCCTTCCTTGATCCAGACGCTGTAGGGCACCTTGTCGCGCCGCTCCCGCTCCTCGAGCTGATGGTCCGGAATCCAGAAGTACGGCAGCAGGCGCCAGTGCGGGTCGGCTTCGGTCGGGTAGAACAGCAACGCGAACGCCGTGAGGTCGGTGGTACTCGACAGGTCGAGCCCAGCCACCGCAGGGCGGTTGCGCAGCAGGCGCATGGGCACGCGCTCTTCGGCGGCGCTCCAAACGTCCCAGCCGATCCAGGGGTTGTCCGCCTGGGTCCACTGGCAGAAGTTCAGGCGGCGCACGACCGCTTCTTTCGCCGGCAGACCGCGCGCTTCGGCTACCTGTTCGCGCAGGTATTTGCGGCCGGGAATGCCCTCGGTTTGCCGCTCCGGATCCGCGACGAAATCCAGCGAGGGGTTGACCTTCGCCCAGCAGCTTTCATCGGTAAACGGGTCGTCGCCTTCGTCCAGGGAGCAGATGAAGGCGAACAGGCTGTCGTTGTCCTCGATGCCGGCGCAGATGCGTTTGCCCAGTTCGTGGTACTGACCGCAGACACTGTTCTTGTCGCTGCCGCTGTTGGTGATCATCACGATCATGGCGCGGCGGCGGTTCTTCGTGCCGGCACGCATCATGTTCACGGCGGTGGCGCTCTTGTGCTCGTGCAGCTCGTCCAGCAGGCCGATGTGCGGGCGCGGGCCGGATTGGCCATCGTCCGAACTGATCGGTCGGAAGAAGCTGTTGGTGCTCGGGTAGAACAGGTTCCAGACCTTCTCGTCCCGGCCCGATTGCACCAGCCTGCGCACCAGCGCGGGCGACATGTTGACCATGCTCACCGCATCGCGGAACAGGATCATCGCCTGGTCGCGCTTGGTGGCGGCTGCGTAGATCTCGGCGCGCTGCTCATCGTCGGCAACCAGGCCGTAAAGGCCGATGCCACCCACCAGCGGCGACTTGCCGGAGCCCTTGCCCGTCTCGATGTAGGCCATCCGGAAGCGTCGGTAGCCGTCGACGGTGTACCAGCCGAACAGGCTGCCGACCACGAACGCCTGCCAGGGCGCCAGCACGAAGGGTTCGCCCTCGTACTCGCCGCCGTTCAGGCAGAGCACTTCCTCGAAGAAGCCGAGCGCCTTGTCAGCCGCGGCCTGATTCCAGACCAGCCCGCGCAGTTCGGCGGTATCGCGGTCGCGCAGGTGGCGCTTGCAGGCGTTACGCACGTCAGGGCCTGCGACCAGCTCACCGGCCAGCACCGCCTGGGCGAATGCGGTTACGCGGTCAACTGAAGTACTTGGCGGCAGCGTCTCGTTGTTCATTGGGGAATAGCTCACCTTGCGGGGCCGCCGCCTTCATGTTGCGGCGGGCCATCGGCGAGAAACCAAACAGGGCGCCGGCGGCGTTCGCGCGCTTTTCGGCGTCGTTGGCCAGCTGCCGCCACACGCTGATCTGCTTGGCGCCAGTGGCGAATGTCTGGATGTCGCCACTGCATTCAGCCTTGGCGTTGTGCTCGGCGATCAGCCGGCGGAAGCGCTGCCAGTCCGCTACCGCTTCGCAGTAGGTGGCCAGCGCCATCATGTCCAACTTGCTGATCCAGCCGAGGGTAAGCAGGTCCGCAACCACGCGATCCCACTCGGCCGCAGCCTCGGCGCTCAGCCAGTCAGGCTTCGGCGGTGCGTCGACCGGCACGGCCGGCTCCAGCACCTCGGCCAGCAACTGGTCGGCGTTCTTTTTGCTCGGGTTACCCTGCAGCAGGTGCAGGTGCGCCGGCTTGCCCGGGCGTCCCGAGTTACTGTTTCCGGCCATAAATAACCTCTGATGCGCTTCGGTTTCCGGATACCCCCCCTCTCCATTTTTCCCGCCGTTGCACACGGAGTTGGGGGACTGGTCTAGAGCGGGTCGCCGGCTGAATTTTTCACCCCCCCTACCCTGGGCGGTGCCAGTGGTGGCGCGGGTCGAGCGGGCGGCCATCGGTGCCGCACCCTGGCTGACGCCCCGACTTCTCGAAGCGCTGCTTGTCCGAGCTGTGGCAGTTGGTGCACAGCGACTGCCAGTTATCCCGCGACCAGAACAACTTCCAGGCAGCCGCAATGCGCTCGGGGTCACCGCTCGCCTTCGCTTCCTTCAGCCGGGGCGGCGTCTTGTGGTCCACCACCTGCGCCAGCACCGGGCGGGCTGGGCTGCTGCACCCCCCGCAAAACGGGTTGCGCCTCAGGTGATCTTCACGGGCCAGCTGCCAGCGGTAGCCGTACCCGCGTGACGCAGCCGTGCCGCGCCGGTCAGCCCTGCCGCTCGACATTGCAGACTCCCGCCTTCTTGGCCAGATAGCGCGCATAGATGCCACCGGCGATGTCAGCGCCGATCAGGCCCACGGCGATGCCCATCGCGCCGGCCAGCAGATAGTCCTGCTTGAGCCAGTAGACGAACATCAGCATCGATACGCCGAACAATGCCGAGCTGCCGAACCGCAGCAGCACCCGCTTGACCAGCACCCCGACAGCCACACCAGCAGCCTCGGCGCGCCACATCTCGCCAGTCAGCCCGGCAAGCGCAACAAGGATCAGCATCCACGCCGGCAGGTCTGCCAGCGACTGCTGCATCTGCTGTTCGGTCGACATGCACCGCACTCCGAATAAAAGGCCCGCATGGCGACGGGCAAGGGCGATGGCGGCGCCATCAGCCAGAAAAGACAAAGCCCCGCACGATGGCGGGGCTTTGAGGGGTGACCGGCAGGGGAACCGGCCTTTGCCTGACACAGCAAGTTAGGCTCGTTTCGGTCATCGCCTTGGCGCTGCTCTGACCTGTTATGCGCTTTGTACCCCTCGACTGCGGCGGCGTAAACGGTGAGTTAACGCCACCCGGCAATGCTCCGGTTATCTAATGCTTATCTGCCGGTTATCTCCCGCCAATGTGGCGGAAGGAATTAAGCCACGTAACGCCCACCGTGCACGCGCTGCATCCGGCGGCGGTATTCCAGCTCTGCCCTCACCCGCTCGTGCAGCTGCTGCACCCGGTCGTGATAGGTCCGCTCCGAACCGATCTTCACCCGCCGCATTTGCTGTTTAACCGTCGGGATCGGGTCAGGCAGGTAGCGCACCATCGCCAGCTTCACCAGCTGTGTCTCCAGGCAGAACGGCGGGCGAGTCGTGTTCCCAGCCTGCCGCCAAGCCTTCGCCAGCTTGCGGTCCTGCACCAGCCCCGCCTGCTTGAGCGTCCCGATGGCCGCATCCACCTCCTCGGCAGCGTGATCCACCGCGCCAGCCAGCCCCATCGAGCCGCGACCAGAAGTGGGGATCATCCCGCCGTACTGCATCGCCACCGCCAGCGGCGACGAGCCAGCCGCGCCAGGCGAACCCAGCCCGCCACGGCACCGCTCTCCCCAGTGCTGCAACAACGCCTCGACTGCCTCAATCACGGCCCACCTCCCCTGCAAAACCAACCCGACACACAAACGCCCAACCCAACACAAACCCGACACACTCAAAACCCTTACAAATCAATGCTTTCAAAGCATCTGTGTCGGGTGTGTTGGGTTTGTTGGGTTTTTCAGCCCTCGCATAAGAAAAAAACAGCGCCGCCCTTGAAACAGCCAAACGAACCGGCACATGCACGCCTGCGCGCGCGTCAAACCCAACACACCCCGCACACACACCGCAAAGCCCCGCCGTTGCTAGCTCCGCGCTGTGTTGGGTCGCAAAACCAAACCCGACACAACCCAACACACCCGACACACCATCGCGCGCACTCATGCTGCCTTCCCCTTCACATGATCCCAGCCATCCACGTCCCAGCCCGCTTCCCGCGCCTTCGCACGCCAATCCTTCACCATCTGGCCGAGCGCAGCGCTCGTCAGAGATGGGGGCAGGGAAGAGTTCGGATCGTCAGGGATGAAGAACGCGCCAAAGCGCCGTGAGTTGCCATCCGTCCAGGGGATCGGTCGTGCCGTCTTCTCCACCTCGGAACTGATGAACAGGCTGAACTTCGTCTGGCTCATCGCGTGTTCACGGTTGCGCTGGCACCACTCGAGGAACAGCGAATAGAGGTCGCTCGACAGGCAGCCACCCCACAGCCCGCGCCCCAGCTCCTGCGTACGCCACTGGTGCAGAAAGGTCTGCCAGCCGGCCCGGCTCAACGCCACCAGGCGCTGCCGTGCATCGGTATGCGGCGGGCGCGTCCGCTCGTTGAAGTCGCCCAGATCGACCGCCAGCAGCCACGCATACAGCGCCGCCACACCACCATTGGCCAGCTCGCGCCCGATCGCCTGCTGCCGCTCCGGCGGCAACGTCTCCTGCGGCCACATCACCAGCAGCCGGCGGTCACTGTCACTGATCGGCCACGGCAGAATCTCGTTCGAGAGGAACACCGCATTCATATGGTTGGCTTCCTCCCAACCATTGATGAACTTCGACTCCATCCGCACCGTCTTGCCGGTGATCAGATGCTTGATCTTGCCCACCTGGTTGTAACGCTGGTCGCGGCTGACCACCTCCTCGAACACCGCCCACAGCTTCCGGCTCTGCCACGCGTTGAAGTTCGATTCCAGCTGCGTCTGCCCCACCGTCGCCGCGTACTGCCCATACAGAGCACCCATCGTGTCCGCGAAGAACAGGCTCTTACCCGAACCCTCCATCACCGAATGCATCAGCACAGCGGTGTCCAGCTTCGCGCCCGGGTGCTGCAACGGAAAGGCCAGCCACTTCGTCAGCCAGTCCAGTGCCTTGCCGTCGTGGTTGCACAGAAACGAGATCAGCCAGCGCAGGTTCTCGCACGCCGCGTCATCGCGCAACGGCTCCAGCGGCAGCCCCTCGAACGTATTGATGTACGTCGCCGGGTCCTTCGTCATCGTCGGGTCGAACACGATGTGGTCCACGTCCACCGTGCGGCGCTCGGCACTGTTGAGCCACAGCGCATAGGCATCGCCCAGCGCCATCTTCACCGCACCTTCCGGGATGCGCCGCTTCTTCTCGCGGTCCCACACATCCTTCGTCCCGTCGATGTACACATAGCGCTCGGTCGGCGGCATGCCCAGCGCACCGGCCTTCTTGCCCGCCATGCGCCGCGCCTGCTCGATCTCGCGCACTGCATCGGCGCCGATCAGCTTCTTGTTCGTGTCATCCAGCCAGGTCTTCGCCAGCGGCTTGCCCACCAGCGCCTCGAAGGCGGTCTTCTTCATCGCCGCTTTCTTATCCTGGTCCCATACCTGCGTCGTGCCCTCAACCAGCGCAAACCGCCGCAGCACCTGCTCGGGGGTGAAGCCCGCCCCCTGCCCCCCGGTGTCGGAGGAGCCGGCCGGCGCAGCGGCTTCGTCAGCGGATGGGGCCGGGGAAGGCTTGCCAGCAGCAACAGCCGCATCGAGCTGCTGCGCTACCGCCTCCAGCCCCCACGCCACATGCACATCGTTCCAGTCCTGCCCCGCGGCGCCTTCGGCCGGCAGCATCGGGAAGGCAGCAATGCCACCCACCTCACCCGCCGCCGCTTCCGCCTTCTTGCGGCCCGGGTTGCCCGGCTTCGTCGGGTCATCGTCACCGGTCACCACCAGCAGCGCTTCCGGGTACTGCGCCGCCAGGTCACGCGCCACCGCCGGCATGTTGCCGGAGTCCAGCGCCATCGCCACCGGCCAGCCCTTCGCCATGTGCACACTGGCAGCCGTCGCATAGCCTTCGGCCTCGCCGATTACCGCCGCCCCGTCCAGGTCACCCAGCACATGCCGGCAACCCGCCTTGCGCCCGTACTTCGGGAACAGCTTCGTGCCCTGCTCATTGATCGCCTGCAGGCTCCACAGCTTCCCCGCCGCATCGCGCAGCGGAATGGCAATGCTGCCCTTCTTGAACATCAGAAAGCTGATCGAATCCGGCCGCGGCTTCGGCAGGTTGGCGAAGAACTCGCGCGTCTCACTGCCCACCCACACATCGCAGCGCTGCCGCTCGTCATCGATGGAAAGCACCACGGTGTAATGGAAGTAGCCAACGCCAAAAGCCCCCACCTGCTTGCGCTCCAGGTAGGGGCTATCGCCTTGCGGCTTGCAATGCTTCGTCCAGATCAGCTCGCAGGCGCTGGCCACCGCCTCACGCATCACCGAGGCCCTGGCTTCGTCCGCCTCAATCTCCGCCTGCCGCACCGCCCGCCGGGCTTCCGCCTCGGCATTCAGCCGGCGTTTCTCCTCGGCAGTCATCGGCTCCCGGCGTGGCCGCCAGCCGTTATCCTTCGCCAGCTTGATCACCGTGCCCATGCCCGTGCCGGCCTTGCGGAAGCTCCGCCAAACCGTCTTCGCATCGCCCGCCTTATACCCTGCGCCCGTCGCACTCCAAGTATCCCAGGCGTCAAAGCCAGCACTGGCAAACTCGGCCTTGATGCCCATGCCCACCTGCAACCAGGTATCACGGTCATCGGCCGGGATGTACTGCAGCAGCTCGGTCAGGTCGGCCAACGTCAGCGGTACGCGCTCAACCACGCCGCACCCCCGCATTCCGCTTGTCTTCGATGCCCTGGCACTCGGTGCACATCCGGCACCCCTTCACCGCCTCGCGGCGGGCCTGCGGAATCTCGCCGCCGCACCCTTCGCACTCCGTCAGGCTTTCGCCCTGGTACTGCACGCGGCTTGCGATAAGGCGCTGCAGCTCCTCGTCCTGTTCCCGCTGAGCCCGTTCGATCAGATGCTCATCCATGGCACACCGCCTCCGCTTCCATCGCCTGCTCAGCGCCGGCCACAATCCCCAGGATCTCGCCGATCATCTTGTTCGCGTGGTAGCGCAGCGCTTCCACCTCGTGCCGCTCCCAGCAATTGTCCTCGGCGCCATCGTGCAGGCTGCCGACGAACTCGCCTTCGGCCTGCAGCAGCGCGCCCAACGCCTTCAGCGCATCGCGCGTAGCCGGTACCGGCTGCGGCACGAACGCCACCGCGCCGGCAGGGCGCACCAACGCCGCCAGCAAGCGCGGGTCGCGCGTGGTCGCCACGATCTCTTCAAGGAACTCAGGGTGCAGCGGACGATTGCCCGTAGGGTTGACGCGCTTGCTCAGCTCGTCCGGGTCGATGCCGATGGTCAGCGCCACCGCGTTCTGCCCACCCACCGCATCGCGCGTGGCGCGGTACAGCGCCTGGCGGGTGGTCAGCACCGGGCCGGCGCCCGGCAAAAGGTCTTTACGGCTCATAGCGTTAATGCCCCTGTAACGCTGTAGCCAACCGCCGGGCCGTTGCCCTACAGTTCACCTACAGCACGCGACCCTCATGACTGCTGTGTCCACGGGTCGCGGGTTGAGGTAGCCGGCTGGTAACCGGTTACCGGACCGTCGAGGCTGGGGTTCTTGCTGTGGTAAGTGGGTCCCCAGTTCTCGACCTCTATACAAGCCTGCCGCCGTAGCGACAGGCTTTTGTGTTTCTGGGCTGCTTGCCCGGCGCCGGCCCGATGGCGTTGGTAAGACTCTCGGGCCGGCTCCCGCCTGATACGTGTGCTGCTGTGCTGTGTCCTGAAGGCGGGCTGTGGTTCGGTTATGCGCGGCGCTCGGCTTGGCGCCGCTCTCCGCGCCTGCGCTCCGTCTGGCGGCGGTCAGCTTCAAAGCGAGCGCCGCCACTCTTCTCGGCATAGAGCTTTTCCAGTTCCTTGCCGATGCAGTAACGGAGTTCAGCGCCATTCAGCGCCCGAAAGACGGTTGGCTGAGTAACGCCAATAGCATCAGCGATGCCCTGCTGGGTCATCCCGGCTTCGATAAGCGTTTTCAGCATTTCAGTGATCGAGGGAGTAGTCATGACAAAGGAATGTATCCGGCTACGCATTGAGCAAGATAATACGCATCGGAATTGTCAGCCGCAATACGCTTTGCATAATTCGCAAAGGAATAATTTCGGCATGGCTATTTCGATCGGTCACATCGCCGCGATGCTGGCGGCAAGGCGCGAAAAGCTGGGCTGGAGCGAGACAGAGCTGGCCAAGAGAGCCGGCCTTAACCAATCCACCGTGCACCGCATCCTCAAGGGTGAGTTCCAGAACCCGCAGATCAATTACATCGAGCGCCTCACTCGCGCCCTTGGGTTGGACATGGCCGAAGTACTCGGCCTCCGCCAGCCCGATCCGCAAACCCTAGACTCGACCTTGGGACCTGGGCCCGCCTTGCATCAACGCGTACCTCTGATTTCATGGGTGCGCGCCGGAGATTTATGCGAGGCGATAGATTTGTTTGAACCTGGCTTTGCCGATGACTGGCTGGACTGCCCTTTCCCCCATAGCTCGTCTGCCTTCTGCCTAGAAGTGAGAGGGCTAAGCATGTCGCCAGAGTACCGGGCAGGGGAAATCATACTAGTCGAGCCAGACATTCAGGCGATGCACAACGATGACGTGGTGGTGAGAACACCTGAAGGGCAGGTCACCTTCAAACGGCTGCAGAAAACGGAAGACGGCGTCTTTCTGCTGGCCCTGAATCCAGAGTTTCCGAACCGTATCATTCACATGCCCGCCGATACAGCGGTCTGTGGCGTAGTGACTGGCTCGTGGATTAAACGAAAAAGGCGGTGAACGCCGAGTTACACCTATTTAAGCGCAGGAGCGCACATGGCTGAGCAAACAGAAGACCTAGACGACACTGTTACCTTTGATGAACTGGTCCGCTTCTTCAAAACGGTATCGCCCGAGGTAAAGTGCATGTCCTGTGGTGATAGTCGCTGGACGGTCATGCTGGAAGATGACGAGGTTAAAGTTTCAGAGGCATCACTTGGAAAAGAAGGATCTTTTTTGAAGTATTTCCCTGTCTTTCTCACGGTTTGCCACACCTGTGGCTATGTCAAAGCCCACCACGCAACTGTAATCAGGGCATGGCTGTTGGAGAATCCAAAACCCGATCTGAAGCAGGATGGCGAGAGTGAGTAGCTATACCCCCGAGACCATGCGGGAACGGCTTAGCAGCTGCACCCCAATCTATGAACGCAGTCTTCGCGCGCCTGTCGAACGTGACAATCATGAACATATCAGCGACCCTAGACAGATGAATGACATCACTCGATACGAGCTGGACGCGAAGTTAGAAACCATCGAAGCAAGGATGGACGGCCGCGTCGCGTCTATTGAGGCTAAGATCGACTCGTTTCTCTCAGCCCAGGCTGAGCGTGACAAACGAGTTGACCTCGATATTGCCAGAATGGCTGAGTCGCAGGCCGGAATCCGGGCGGACATCAAGTCGATGAAGACGACCACGATTGTCACGGCGATCACAGCAGTCCTTGCGATTGTATTCGGCATAGCGACGTTTAACGCTACCTTAACCTCCAACATGATCTCCGCCTTCCAAATGGGCAAGGGCGAACGAGTTGAAGCGCCGGTCCAGCAAAGCGTGCCCTCAGTCTCTCCGCCGCCACCCGTGCCCGCTACAACCACACAAGAACAAGCCAAACCCCGCAATTAGCGGGGTTTTTTCCACGTGCATCAGTCGGCGCGACCCAGTAATTAGCCAGCCACGCATTAAATTATCCCGATACGTATTGACTGTATAAATTCGTTCGCGGATTATTGTCGTGTACCCACTTACCACGGGATCGCGACAATGGACACAGCACAGCACTGCAGCACCCGCTGCCCGGTCTTTCTGCACCCGGCAGCGGCATCCAACCCCTTCACCGTACGCCGCATCGAACGTGAAACCGGCCTGACCGCTCACGTCACCCTGCGCGCCGCACAACTCAAGCGCCACACCCTCCCCGCCTTCGAGGACTTCGGTCCGTTCGGTGGCGCAGCATGAGCACCTTCTCCCTTACCAGAGGCAGCGAAGCCGCCCTTGGCATGCTCGCCAGCCAGGCCGGCAGCGAAACCCTGCTGCTCACCCAGCCCGCCCGCGAGCTGCGCGCAGAGCTGAGCATCGAGCCATTCACCAGCGACAGCGGCGATCAGCTGCTGGCCGTGCTGTTCATGCGCGAGCAGCGCCACAGCATGATCCTCCAGCGCAACGACGGCGCCAACGCCCAGCACCTGGCCGATTGGATCGAAGCCGTAGCCAACGGCACGGTGGATACAGCGGAGGCCGTTCCGCTGCGCGCCGATCCAGGCGATCTGGCAGCAGCAACGGCAGCATTCACAGCAGCCGCGCGTGAGCTGAATCAACAGGCACAGCCAGCACCGCCGCAGTCCGAACAGCAGCCGGTTTGCTGGGCGAATAGCGCCGCACTGGCCAAGTTACGGAACGGGCGCAACAACTCGCCTTGCGTGCTCACCGATGGACCTGCTGAGTTCAATGACACTCCGCTGTACGCCAACCCGCAGCCAGAGCAAAGCAAGCTGGAACCGGCGCTGCTCAAGATTTGCGCGGAATGGGACCGCCAGAAGCGCCTGTTTCCTGAGCTGAGCAGAGACGCCTGGATGGACCTCGCAATCGCGGAAGCCCGCTGCGCCTTGTCGGCCACCAGCCCCACAGCCTGAGGCCCGCCACCATGAACCGCACCCTCGACCAGGCTGCCGCCGTGCTCGGCATTGGCCCGCGCAAGCTCCGCGCCCGTATGCGCGAGCTGGGCCTGCTCAACCACGCCGGCGAGCTGATCAGCACCGAGCGCAGCCGTGGCCGGCTGTTCGTCGACACCCGCAGCCGCTGGAACCCGGCCATCAGCACCTACAGCCATTACGGCGTGGTCATGGCCACCGAAAAGGGGATCGGCTGGCTGGCCGAGCAGCTGGGCATCACCGTCACCAAGAAGGACGCCGCCGCATGACAATCTCTGCCAACCAACACGCAATCGGCGCGCTCAAGCTCACCAGCCTGTATCTGGACCACCCCAGCGTGGTATCTGCCGACACCCTGCGCGGCGCTTGCACTGAGGCCATCATTCACCTGCGCGCCAACCAACCGCACGCAGACGACCTTGGCCGGCTCTGGTGCGCCCTGTTCGCCGTGCTACCGCGCAGCTTCCTGCCCTACGTCACGCTGACCACCGACCCGGCCACGCCCTACGCCTGCGTCATCACCGATGCCGCCGGCAACATCGTCGACCGCCAACTGGGCAAGACCATCGAAGGCATCACCGAATTGATCCGCCTGCGCCACACCGCGCCCAGCCCGGCACGCACCTCAGAGGGGCGCGGGGAGATCGGAGGGGCCACACCGTGACCAGCACCTACCAGCAACTGCTGCGCCGCTACGACCGGCCCTGCCTGCCGCTGGACGAAGTGCGCGCCGAATACCTGCCGCACATCGGCGACGTCGAGTCGCTGATCAAGCTGATCCACCAGGGCCGCGTCCGGCTGCGCTACACCCGCACGGACGTCACCCGCAAGGCACCGCCCGTTGTTTACCTGCGCGATCTGGCCGCCTGGCTGGACGCCCACGACCCGAGCAACAACCAACCCGCCACTGACCAGGTGGCGTAACCAACCGCAACAAGGACACAGCAAATGAAAGCAACCGACACCAGCGAGTTCATCAACAGCCTCAACGCCGGCGTGTTCGCCGACCAGGTAGGCCGCGCCCTGTCCGACGTCGCCGCGGGCGTCATCGAGCACAGCAAGCAGGGCCAGATCACCCTGACGTTCAAGCTCAAGCAGATCGGCCAGAGCAACCAGGTGGCCGTGTCGCACACCCTCGACTACGTGCAGCCCACCAAGCGCGGCAAGAAGCGCGAAGACACCACGCTCGACACGCCGCTGTACGTCACCGCCAACGGCCTCGAACTGTTCCAGACCGACCCGACCGCGCAGCTGTTCAGCCGCGAAGACGCGCCGGTTAAAGCGCGCGAAGTCTGACCCAGCAAAACCCACTTACCACACAAGGAAGCAACACCATGCCACTGAGCAAAGAAGCCATTCAGCACATCGAGTCCCAGGCCGTCATCGCCGCCGCCAAGCCTATCGTCATCGACGGCGGCACGTCCGTGGCCGTGCTGCCGGAAACTGTCGGCCTGCGCAGCCTCGAGCAGTACCAGCCCCTTCGCGATCGCTTCCGCGGAACACTGCGCACTCATTCGCTGCGCGACTTCACCAAGTACGTCGCCGCCCATGACAACGCCAACCAACCCCGCCCGGGTGGTTTCATCGATCAGGACGCCATGTCCGCCACCGTCATCTTCAACCTGGGCGAGCCCGACCACGCCGGCCATGGTGACGACACCGCCACCCTGACGCTCAAGCCCACCGCCGCCTATGCCGCACTGCAGGGCATCGTCGGCAAACCGCATAGCCAGCAGGCACTCGCTGAATGGCTGGAGGACTGGCTGCCCAACCTGACGGCACTCGACGGTAATGCCGACCTGAACATGCTGAAGGCCATCAACGCCGTGCGGCGCATGACTATCAAGGCGACCAGCCAGCGCGACAGCAACGTCGGCGACTTCTCCACCAGCCGTTCAGCCATGGACGAGATCGAGGCCAAGAGCCAGGAAACCCTGCCGTCGGCGTTCATCTTCACCACCGTGCCGTTCGAAGGCCTGCAGGTCACCACGATCACCCTGCGCCTGTCCGTCATCACCGGCCGCGACGAGCCGCAGCTCAAGCTCCGCTGGGTCGGTGAAGAAGCCCAGCGCGAAGAGTTCGCACGCGAATTCAAGGCGGTGCTCGAGCAGGAAGTGGGCGGCATCGTGCCGCTGAGCATCGGCACCTTCAGCCTCGGCAAGTAAGCGCAGCACCTACCCGCCGGCCTTACCAGCCGGCGGTTCTACATCAGAGGGACACAGCAATGAACTTCACCACCATCCAGATTCTGGCCTTCGTCGGCGCTGTCGCCGCCATGGCCATCGTCTTCGGCCTTGGCTACCTCGAAGGCCGCCGCGCGGCGCGGCAGGACCTTGAACACCTGGCCACCGCCAACCGTAAGCTGGTCGACAACCTGCGCCACCGCGCCGAACGCGCCCAGCACGAACATACCATCAGCCGCCTCAACGCTGCCCAGGCACTGGAGCACCTGACCGAGGAGCTGGACGCCCTGCGCACCGAACTTGCCGACGCCCAGCGCCGCGCACTCACCGCAGAGGCCGCCGACACCCTCGCCGAGATCGCCGCCAAGCTCAACCTGGCCGCCACGGTGTTCACCAGGATGGGCTCCGAACAAGGCACCCACGCCAGCAAGCTGGCCCTCGCCGCCATCGCCATCGCCGACCGCTACTGGAACACCACCCCGCTTTCGACCTGGGAGCGCGTAGACGCCACCCTCGGCACGCAGCCTGCTGCGATGTGCATGTGAGGGAACGGCCATGACGTACAGCATCTTCTACAGCACCGAAATGCCGAACGACACCGCCCAGGTCAGCGGGCGCCTCCCGCGCAAACCGCAGCGCTGGCTGATGGAATGGCTGGTCAAGACGCCAGACGGCAAGACCCACGTCGACAACTCCCGCACCATCCAGCGCGCCACCTATGACGAGGTGAACGCGATCATGGGCGCCATCATCGACGACATCAAAGCCGAGATCGGCGAACTGGCCACATTCATCAGCTACCGCCTGACCTGCCACGGCGGCACCAAGAAGCATCGCAAGGGAGGGAAGCGGCGATGAAAGACTCAGTACCAAACCCGCAGCTGCAGGCCTCCCGCATCAGCGCCACGGTCAGCGAAGGCTTCTCCGCTACCACAGCAGATGGCAAGCCTGCCAGGCTGGCCATCATCGACGAGGCAGGCAATGTCATCGAGGAGGGAGACGATGTCGCCTGGGCGGCATGGAAGGTCTGCATTGAGGTGCAGGAGAACTACTGGGAGGGGATGGGCCACCTGGTGGTCCACAGCAGCCCACCCGGCGATCCGGCGCTGGCGGCAATCCTGATCGGCAAGGAAGCCGCCTGATCAACCGCGGCGGTTGTGGCTGGCCTTCCAGGCGCCCGACCGCCGATCGATATCCAGCGCCACGCGCCGCCCCGCACGCGACACCAGCACTAAGTGAATCGTCCTGCTGTCCGGATCCGGCACAACACCCCGCATGTACACCACGACCCGGCTGAAGGTATCAAGCACCAACTGCCGCAGCGCCTCGCGCGCCGGGCTGTAGATATTCTGCGAGTCGGCAGCCAATGCGGCCCATTGCTCGGCGGCGGCCGGCGTCTGCCCCTTGCCCTGCACAACCTGCTCCCGCTCGAGCCGTTCGGCCTCAGCCTGCAGTTGTTGCAGCTCGGCTTCCAACTCCCGCGCCTTACGCACGAACGCCAACGGCGCGGCGCCCTGATCGTCTGCCAGTAGCGCCTCGGTCACGCGGGCCAGCTGCCGCTCCACTTCGCCCTGTTTGCGTACGCAGTCCTGCAGGCGTTGGCGGATCTGCTGGCCATCGTCAGTCGGCTCCATCAAGCGCGTGAGGTTCATCTGGTCCGAACAGTACGCGAGCAGCGCCTTTTCCACCGGCACCACACTGCAGCTCGCGGCCTTGCAGCCCGTGCTGTTGGAATATGACGTGCAATGCAACCGGCGGTGGCCGTCGGCCAGAGTGCCGTCTTCGCGGGCCCGTCCCAGCAGGTTCTGCGCAACCACGGCGGTGCCACAGTAGCCGCACCAGGTGATGCCAATGCCGGTGATGATGCCGACAATGTCACTGGCGCCGCGGCGGCCGTGCCGCTGGCTCGTCGCTGCCTGCAGCTCGTGGTATTCGTCATCTGTCAGCAGCGCCGGATAGTAGCCCTCGAGCAAGTAGTCTTCACCGTCCACACTGATGCGCTTTGCGCCGCGTAGCGCAGGTAGCTTGATCAGTCGATAGATCTGCTGGCCGGCCAAGCCCCATTCGCTGAGCTCATACCCGCGCTCCACCATCTTGCGCACGGCCCGGGTTGCGCCTTCGCCCTTCTTGTACAGCTCCAGCGCATACCGCACTGCCTCGACCCGCTCCGGTATCAGCTGCCATGCCTGGCCATCCCAGCGCAACCACTGCGGGTCGCGGCCGTTTCGGATCAGCCCACGATAGGTGCCGGCCTGCCACCCTTCGCAGAGCCGCCGAATCGACGCCTTCACCCTTTTGCTCTTGGTATCCGACTCTTCGTGCGCACGAATCATCACCAGTAGCGAATACACCAGGTCCATCGGCTGCGCCTTCAACCCGGCGCGGTTGTACTCTCGGCCATCGCTCGCAGTCACTACGGTGATGCCGGCATTGATGATCTGCGCCAGCTGCGCCTGCGCCTGGATGGGTTCCGCCCGGCTCAGCCGGTCCAGTCCCTCGACGATCAGGACAGACCCGCTTGGAATCCGCCCCTCGTCCACCGCCTTGAGAAATGCCCCGAGCGCGCCTTGCTTCACATGCTGCTGGTGATAAGCCGACAACCCCTCATCGCGCAGCGACAGCGACTCATCGAGCACAAGCCCCCGCTCCGCCGCCCACTTCTGCGCGTATAGCAGCTGACGATCGGCGCTGCTGCCAGTCGCTTGCCGGGGATCGGAAAACCTCAGATAGCTGTATACTCGCGCGCTATTTTTTTTCAT